CATAACCAGGAATAATATGAATCTAGTAGAAAAGAAAAGTGGGCATAAAAAGTTTATTGATGATCTAACTCAAGATGAAAACGCGGTATATGTTTGTTTATGTGCAATGTTTAAACATGAGAAAAGTGCAAATTTAACCACAGAATGTTTGCAATGTTTGAATAATATACTTGATGTTGAACCAGATGATAACATTACTGTTTCAATGGCATTAGTTTCTTTAGAAGAACATGGATATATAGAAATCGGAGACATGCCAATCAAATTTACAGACAAAAAATATCAATATTGTGCCTAGCATGAACAAATGGAAGTATGTTCAAAAATGTTTTTTTAACTCTATTTTAAAAGAAAAAAGCCCGATTAGTATAATGGCAATACGATATTCTTGTAAATTATTAATGTTGGTTCGATTCCATCATCGGGCAAATCATTTCAAGGAAGAACTAAATTTTAATCTAAAAAAATTATTATAATAAACTTTGTTTAAATCCTTCCCAAGCAGCCAAATAAAGAATATTAATTTTCATTAAAATAATAAACACCACTCAGGAAGGAGCAAATATAATAAAATATTAGTATTAATTGGTCAACATACCTATATATTAAAAAAAACTTTATTTAAATTAAAAAAAATATTATATATTATTATATACAAACAAACGTATAATAATATGACGTCCTGGAAATTTAAACACATTGGTAAGCCAATCAGCCAGCAACGTCCACGATTAAGTAAATATGGCGTGTATAATCCAAACGGCGCAGAGAAAAGACAATTACAAAACGAGTTCAGGTTCCAATTCTTCTCCCAAGGTGGTTTAATGCCATCAGATTGCAATATATCCATTAACGTTAATATTCACTGCCCAATGCCAAAGAGTTGGTCAACAGAGCAGCGCAATGAGTCAATTGGAAAACATTCCCCATTAAAGCCAGATGTAGACAATATTTTGAAGTTCTATTTCGATGTATTGAACGAAGTCGCATACGTAGATGATTGTCAGATCGTTGAAATTAGATCACAAAAACGATTTGCAGAAGAAGGTTATGTTGAAATAGAAGTTATGGAATTAGAAGAGAAGTTTCAACAACAAACATTTGATTTTGTGCAGAAAGTTGGGTAGTATGTAATTTTAACTAAAGGAGGCGGTTAAGATGTCAATAAACAGAGAAAGATTAAGTCCAGAAAGAAGAGAAATTCAAGATGAGATATTTGTTTTAGCCCACAACAGAACAACATTATCAGACATTTTAGATTAATTCCAAAGCAAGCAAGCAGAAGGATGTAATTTAGATTTCAGTTGTTCAATAGAAATGTTAAAAATAAGAATCAAAAGAATAGAATCGGAAATTGAAACACTATCCAAATATACAAAACCGGCAGCTTTAATGAAAAAAACATTTCCAAAAGCAAGATTATAATGTTTTCACTGCAAAACAAAACAAAACATTAAGAAAAAGGTTTTTATTTTTTCAAAAATATAGTATTATAAAATCAAACCAAACTATTGGAGAAGTTATGAAAGAAGAAATTATTGAACAAAACATAGAAGAAAAAGAGATCGATTATGTAGTTAGAATATTATATTTCGATGGCAAAACAATGGATATAGTAGTTTCAAAATCAGAAATTACAAGGTTTTTGACATGCATTCAATCTAATGAGCCATATTGGGCAGAAAACGAAAAGACAGGTTTTTGGACACCAGAAGGTCAAATTAGAACCGTAACAATGTATGAGCAGACAGAAGAGTACAGAGAAAATATGATCATGAAACAAGTCGAATCAATTAAAAAAGAAATCGACGAAAGTGTAGAAGAAAAAAAAACACAGATTGAAGAGATAGAAGAAAGACAAGAAGAGATAAAAAAAGGAATCAAAGAAATAGATGCCAGAAAAGAAGAAATAAAGAAAGAATTGGAAGGTATTGAAAACGTTGATGATATTCAAGTTGAAGAGGTTATTGAAGAGTAATTTAATTCATGGCTAGAAGAGAACTAATTTTTGATTGGAATCTTATTGATAGAATGCTTGAGGCTGGGTGTGGTGGTCAAGAAATTTCAGGCCACTTCGGTTGTCATCCAGACACGTTATATAGACGAGCAGAAGAACATTACGGCATAACATGGTCTCTTTACATGCAGCAGAAGAAAGCATGTGGAAAGGCAATGTTACGTGTTGCTCAATTTAATCTTGCATTGAGCGGCGAAAGAACAATGTTAGTGTGGTTAGGAAAACAACGATTGAATCAATGCGAAAACCCAACACAATTAGTTAATTTCAATGGCAAGTTGGCGGAGTTCTTGGATAACATCAAGAAAATGACCTTACCAAACAATCAAGTTGAACAAAATCCAAAAGTAGAGGTTCAAGTTGATTCAGAAGCAGAAGAGGACATAGAAATAGAATCATCATTGCCAGCAGAAATAGAAGCACAATGGTGGGAAAAGCTAAACAAGAAAGAAAATAAATATGTCGCTAAACGAACTTAGTGCAAAGCAAATTGATTCGTTTAAAAATTCAGATGCCCGAATAAATATATTTGAGGGTTCGGTGCGTTCTGGTAAATCGTTTATTTCTTTAATTCGATGGCTAGAGTTTTGTCGTAACGGTCCAAAAGGTCCATTAATTATTTGCGGAAAGACAGATAAAACGATAAAAAGAAACATTATTACACCATTGCAAGATCTTGTTGGAAATGCAGTAATATATTCCGTTGGTCGTGGCGAGGTTATTTTATACAACAGGATAATGTTTGTTGTCGGTGCAAATGACGATAGAGCTGAAGCCAAAATACGCGGTTCCGAATTCGCCGGTGCATTGATCGATGAAGGAACTTTGATGCCCGAGAACTTTTTTAAAATGTTGTTATCTCGTTTGAGTATTGAAGGAGCGCAATTATTTGTCACAACCAATCCAGATTCACCATATCACTGGCTGAAGAAGGATTTTATTGATCGACAAAAAGAACTTGATATGAAGGTGTTTTCGTACACGATACGAGACAATCCATCATTGGGAGAAAAATATATAAATGATCTTTCAAAAGAATATCAAGGATTGTGGCACCAAAGATATATCGAGGGTAAATGGGTTCTTGCAGACGGTGCGGTGTATGATTTTTTTAACGATGACATACATATTATCAATAGCCCCCCAGGATTGGCAACATTTTACATTGTTGGGATTGATTATGGAACTACTAACCCGTGTGTTTTCTCACTAATTGGATATAACAGAAACTTGTATCCGAACATGTGGCTTGAGAAAGAGTATTATTATGATTCGGCAAAACATCTAAGGCAAAAATCAGATTACGAATACACACTAGATCTGATTAAGTTCATAGATGGTTACCACGTTAAAAATATTTTAGTGGATCCAAGCGCGGCGTCATTTAAACGAGAGTTAAAAAGAAATGACATCAGAAACGTTAAGGACGCAATGAACGATGTGTTACCAGGTATTAGATTCCAATCACAGCTATTGAGCAATGGAACGTACAAAATATGCTCGAATTGTGTTGAGTCAATCAAAGAATACCAAAACTACTTATGGGATTCAAAAGCTTCTGAACGCGGAGAAGATAAGCCAATAAAGAAATTCGACCACTGTTTTGCAAAGGGAACAAAGATAACAACAGATTATGGAACAGTTTCAATAGAAAAAATAAAGATTGGTGATATGGTTCTAACGCCAATTGGATTCAAAAGTGTTGTAAATACATTTGTACACAAAGAACATATCAATCGAATATTTGTATGCGGAAAACAAATAGAATGCACATCAGATCATAAATTTTATACCGCTAATCGTGGTTGGGTAATGGCAAAAAATTTATTAAGATCAGATTATATGTTGATAAGCAAAGGTTCGTATATAAATTCTTTAGCTAATATTGAATCATTGGTAGAATCATTTCACACACGTATTAAAATGGCGGACGATGTTCTTGGGACTTTAGTTCAAATCACCTCTAATTACCTTGAGCTCTCCGCCATTCCATTTAACTTAGAAAGATATAAATATTTTTGTACAAACACTGTATTTATTGAAAACAGTTCAACGCCGTCCACAATTACCTTAGCGACCGATTTCTACTTCCTATCCAAGTTCATTAAAAATAAGATAACTGTATTTTTGAAAGAATTTAGCAAGGAAATAATGTCAAAAAATAAAGACACATTTGTTTCAATTCTATGCAAATATAAAAATAATGAAGGCGAAAACGAAGAACTTAAGATTATATTGTTTAAAAAATTCTCTCTAGAGCTTATGTGGGAAGATAATAGTTTTTTTTATCAATCACATATTAAAGAAATACCACAATATCAGCTTACCAGATTTTTCAAGAGAAACGTATACAACATAGAAGTTTCAGAATGTCATATGTATTTTGCAAACGACATTTTGGTAAAGAATTGTTGCGACAGCCAACGTTACGCATTAAGTTATTTTTATGATAAAAGTTTAAATCGTAGTTTCACGGCAGAAGATGCATATGATTTAGAGAACAAATATATACATTCCAATCAAAGAAGATTTAGCGGTTCGTATTAATCGCAATCAATACAGATTTAAAAAGTCCACCCAATCGCCACTATCAATATACATCTCTTTCGTTTCCAAATTTTCTATCACTGCCGAAATAATAAACTTCTTCATCGTGCGTTTTTTGTTCTTTGCCGACAACTTAAATAGCTCATGTTGTTCCGGAGTTAAGTCCATTGTGAATCTAATGGTTTTTTTCTTTAATTTGCTCATTTTACCCCAAAAACTGCATTTTTTGTCGAAAAAGTGTTTATTTTTTTCTAAATTATGGCATTTGACTGCATTTTTTTGCATATTTTGTCGATATACTGCAAAAAATATTAACCACAAAATATTGTATTAAAAAAAAGATTTCAATATAATAAAGATTTAACCGTTGATTAAATTATTTTAAATGGCGGTTATTTTTTTCATATTCAACCCGTTGAACTTAAAACGCTTGGCGGGTTGTTTTTTTTCAAGCAAATGGACGAACAAAGATATTTAGACAGAATGTGTTGCCGGCTTGTTGCTAAGGTGTTGTGGGAATATTTTCCTGAAACGTCAATAGAGGCAATGTGCAGACATCACGCAATCCAAATTTATTGCAATGGGAATCAATACGCCAGCAAATCAGTTGTTCGGAATTGGATTAAAGATTTGTGGCCGAAAAGGTTAATGTAATTTAAAAAACATTATATATCAATTTTTTTCCCGGGCACTATGGGGGTCACTTTTTAAATTTCTAGAATTAAAATAAATATTATCATAAAATCTAAGAATGGAATGGTTTTAGGGCCATATTTTTCCATTCGGTCCGTTGGTATTGATAGTACTGGCGGATCGAACTTTTGTTTGTTAACAAATTTCTGCAGCAAGTTGTTGCGCAAATCCTGACTTTAATTCCCGATATACATGAAATTAACATTTTAGCCATCAAGATGTTGGCAAATTTGTTTTATTTTCGTTCAATGCAAATTTAAAAATTTTTATATAAATAATTATTTGAAAATTAATACATAAACATATAAATTTATATTTGAATAACAAATGGTATAAATTTGTCAGATCAAGCAATAGTTAAAGAATATAATGACCTCTACGAAGAGGCATATTATTCAATGAATCCGTTCTACCCATTAGCCAATAATGATTTACGTTTTTATCTTGGAGATCAATGGCAAACTGGAGAAAAACAAAAACTATTTGAAGAAGGTCGTAATGCGTTTTCGTTTAATTTGATACGTCGCAATATTAATCTTCTCACTGGCTACCAACGTAAACACAGACTAAGTTCGGTTGTTGTTCCAATGGAATCAAACGACCAAGAAGCAGCAGATCAATTTTCCCAGCTCCTTTTATATGCAATGAATTCCGGCGATGGATATAGAAATATTTCCGAAGGGTTCGGAGGTGCATTAAAAACGGGCTTTAACCTTGTCAACATTTGGATGGACTATAGAGATGATCCGATTAATGGAGACATACGATACGGC